ATGAATAAATACGATGAAAGTTATTATTTAATGTTTCCTGATTATGACCATGAGTATAATAATCGGATAAAACCAACAAAAACTACAGCCAAAAGACATTGGTATTATGAAGAGCTTGTAGATGGCGGAGCACCTGTGTTATTTATACCAAAAGATCAAAATATTAACGTAATGGATAGTGGATTTGAGCTCTTGCTTTCTGGTTATGATTTTGTAGTGACCGATAAATTGAAAGATAGTATTAATCTAGGTCTTTATGGGTGTAAGTTTTATCCCGCTCTCATACAAAACAGTGACGCCAGCATAATAGATAATTTATGGCTTTTAAATATATTCAAGCAGTTAGACTGTTTAGATAAAAAACGCTCGGTATTTTATATGCCAGTAGATGGCGCAACTGATATAGAAGGGTTGAGTATATTTCCTGATGTAGATATTTTTCGTTTGAACGAAGAAGTGTTAGATAAGATTCCAGAAAATGAACGACTCATTTTTCAAATGGATAAAACGACAATTTCATACACTTTTTTACATGAAAAAATAGTCAGTAAATTAAAAAAACACAACGTGCTCGGTGTTAAGTTTTACAAAATAAGTGAATTTGAATCCGGTGATGAATTTTAATACTACAAGTGAAATAAGTGGATAGATATAGTGATGAGTATTACATTTTTTGATAATTATAATGCTGAAACAATTTATTTAAGCCATTATAAAAATATTTGGTCATGATAATGAAAGAAAAAAGACGCGTTAAAGATAATTGAGAATAAATAACTTTCAATTATAATGATTTACTAAAAAACAAGTATTAAGATGATTTTTAGTTTTTCAAAATATTCAATAAACTTGATTGTTTAGACACAGCTAAGATGCTCAATACTTGATATTGAGCATCTTGTATTTATACCTAAACATAATAGGGATACGTTAACATTCATCAAGGGAGCGGGCTTATCTGCCCCTCAGCCTAAACGACTGTAATTCCCCTTTAGGCCCTTTATATGATTATTTATTAACTCAATCACCTATTCATATGTTGTTTATTGCATTTAAAGCCTTAGCATTTATGCTATAGGAATTTTCTTTTATGGGGTAGGTATTTTTTACATAGCTAATTGATATTCATAACAACAAGGTATCTATTTTCTACTTACCGCTATTGAAGTGGCTAAGTAATACTGACCACTGTTTTCGATTTATACCTCACCTAAGCGGCAAATCTGGCTTAGACTATCTACATCCCTACCATATAAAAACCTGAAACATTAGCACTCATGGCTTCTAAACATATATAAGCTGCAGGCCAGAGAACTGAAAGGTCTTCAACTCATGTCAAAGTGTCTAGGTTTGACCTTCGTAAGGTATTATAGCGACCATACAGAACTGTATAAAAACACAGTTTAATACTGTATAATTTATACGCCTGTAGTTAATTAAGTGGATGTTTTATGCGAGTACTTTGTTCTGAGTGTGGTGATAAAAGCCGTATACAAAAAACGAATAGAATTTCGATTGAATACACCGATTTATATTGCAGTTGTAGTAATCCAGAATGTGGCCATTCATTTGTAATGAACCTAAGCTTTAGCCACACATTAAGCCCGTCAGCAAAAAGCTCAGGTAAGCTGGCCTTTGAAATGCTTAAATCACTCGATCCCAGTCTGCAGAAAGAACTTAAGCAGAAGCTTTCAATGTTGTAATAGCAAAACAGGGTTATGAGGGTTTGCTATTACACATCTAAAATTGTTCACTAGATCTAATCAATCGACTTATTTAAACGTTCGGTATTACAAGCACCTTTTAAAACTCCCATACGTCTAACCATTTCATTCATGCGCACGGTCATTTGATTCATATCTCGCACAAGATTTCTTGCCGCTTCAGAATCGATTAGCGACTTACCCTCTACATTCACCGTCTGCAGAGTTGTTCCATTACTATCAACAGTAATGAGATATCGATTGATATGAGGGTCATCATTTAACTCTGTCACAATGCCACTTGTATCAAGTACCTTTTCATCTTTCTTTTCTAATACTCGACGCTGGAATAACTTAGTAAGATCCCACTTAAACTTAATTTTTTTCATATCTACTAACTCCATATCTATAATTCAATGTCGGCATTTATTAATAAGGTTCTTCTGTCACTAAGCTGCAACGCTGCCTATTTGTGCCATATTAGATTCAACAAGGGCTTGCGCTACAGGAGGACACACCGCGTTACCGCATCTTGCGACTTGCTTTGCTTTTGATAACTTTTTACCTGAACAGTCATGACTAATAAGGTAACTATCTGGAAACCCTTGAGCTGCGAACAGTTCGTGCGGTTCAAGCATTCTCATGCCAATATCAATAATTTGATAATCTTCACCTTTAATCGTAACCAGCCCAAAACGATCTCGAGTAGTCACTGTATGTAATGGCTTATCACATCGATGTGCATTACCAGTGCCGTAATACTCAACTAGAAATGCTCGAACTTCACCAATATGGAATCCACCTGCAGAAATGGTATGCACAGGTTCATTTGTGCAGTGACCGATATTAGTACCGCGCAATTTAACCATATGGCTGGTCACTAATGCGAAATGGCCTCCTTTCACTTGTGCGCAAATTGTTCTTAACGGCTCATCTGCTGGCATATTTCGTTGACTAGAGGCATTCGCATGTTCTGTAATAAATGGCATTGAACATTCAGCCGGTACAACAAAAGGTTTATCTGCATTAAATATAAATTTGTCTAAACCCTTCGCTATTCTTTTCATCGTATTTTCTGCTAATGGGCGCTTTCGGTTAAAAATCGATTTAACTGAAATATTCCAATCAATAATATCGGCTGCAGTTTTATAAGGTTGCAGCTCTTTACCGTGTGTAGGCCCCGGCCACTCAATCGGCTTGCCATCATTTCTTGCTACTAAAAATAAACGTTTTCTAATCGTTGGGGCACCATAGTCACAGGCCGATAATATTTTCCATTCAACCGAATAACCTAAACCTTTTTCGATAGCTGATAAGTCAAAATCATCGCCTAGCGCATATTTAACATCTTCGATAGCGGGGTGGTTTAGAGATAGGCCTGTTGACAGCGCCGCAACAAATGCTTTAAATGTTTCACCTTTTCGCTGCTTGCAAGGTTTACCATCAAATACTGGCCCCCAAGTTAAAAACTCTTCCACATTTTCTAACATGATTATGCGGACAGGAACCAATGCAGCCCAACGAACGGCAACCCAAGCTAGTCCACGAATATGTTTATTTACAGGCGTTGCACCTTTCGCTTTTGAGAAATGCTTACAATCCGGTGAAAACCAAGCCAAACCGACCGGACTACCATTACATGCCTCTACCGGATCCACATCCCATACTGATTCACAATAATGTCTTGTCTCTGGGTGATTCATCTTATGCATATCGATAGCATCTTGGTCATGGTTAATTGCAATATCAACATTTCTGTTTAAACCTAATTCCATGCCTGTAGAAGCACCGCCACCGCCCGCAAAGTTATCAACAACGATTTCACCTGGTCTAAGCATTTTAAATTCCTTATTTAATGTCATTATTTAATTCGTCCGGATATATTCAATTGATTAACCCCAATCCCAGCTTTCCCAAGTCTCCCAACCGTCCATATAGTGAGACGTATCTTTAATTTCAGTCTTAGGACTGTTCCAACCGTCCCAAATATTGGGTTCTTTAGGTGTTACATCGACCAATTCGGGCGGGTGATATTGACTCTCAACGTAATAGCCCTGCCTCAATTTCACAATGTGGTTTTTATCAACTCTGATTTGGGCACCTTGGCCCATAACATTGACCAGGTGATCATCTAAATGAATACCGCGCCTTTTCAAAAGTGCTTTAATTCCAGTATTTAATCTGTCGCGTCTGGAGGGCGTACAGTTAGTGACAGAACTCCGAGAAGCCCCTTCGGGACTCATTAAACCCTCAGCACCTGCGGTGCTACTGGTGCTCGCTTCACTATCGAGCAATGCTTGAGACTTGCGCTGGATCACCCAGTTGCGAAGTCGAGTCTTAACCGGTGTTTCATCGGTAACTTTAAAGCCTTGGATCTTACTTACGTATTCACCGTATTCATTGCCCATCTTGGTGCCGTCATAATCATTACGAATCAGTAAGTTTTTACGTTTCACGAATGGGCCACCTTGCGCCATGACATACCCCGCAAAGTCGCCTTTGTCGGCACACTTCATTGCAGTGGATGCGTTATCGATGTCTGTTTTTAATTCTGCTTTGTATTTGCCAGTAAGCACATCCCAACGTTGTAACGAGTTCATTGCAGCATAGTTTAAACGTGGCCCCTGAAAGTCTAATTTAGGGCCCATAAGGTAAGGGTTTTGGTCTGGAAATAATTCAGTAAATAGATTGTATTGTTGCTTTGCATTGAGCAAGGCAACGTAGCTTTTGAATGTGTTTACGTCGTTGTTGGCATAACGGCGTAATTCTCGATACGTAGTAACCGGAGCCCCACCAATTGCTTGAAACTGACGAATGCGCCAACGACTTGCCCAAGCAGTAACATTTGCCGACATTTCTTTTTGGTCGCGCCCTGTCTCGTCGTCTTTTTCGTCATCCATGGCATAACCATCAATGTTCTTGCTGATATATTTAGCAATGTAGCCGGTTGCAGAGCCCAGTTCAGAATCGATAGCAACAATCTCGCATCGAGTGCGTAAGTTCGGTGGCCCTACTGCTATTTCTTTCTTATTTATTGACGGGAACAGTTCTTTAAAATCTTCTTGTACTGCGTAATGCGTGAATACCTCACTCGCCCGTTTTACATCATGGGGCTGCATGAACAAGAGTAAATGCCAATGTGGTGTACCGTCGTGATGTGGTTCGACAACTCTGATACCAAATACTGAAATATCATCACGCTTGAACTGAGCGCGGATTTTAGCCCAAACGCTACATAAATAACGCTGTGCATCACGGGGACTGTTACCCATCCAGTGTTCGATAAAGCCGCCCCTTTTTCGGGTGTGGTGATATTTGGATGGTGCGGTTAAGGTTAGGAATAGCCCTTCGCAACCCATGGCTTGGGCAATATTCTCGTAACCTCGCATCCGAACCATCAGTTCGCAACGGCGAATAGCTGGGTTACCCGTGGATTTATAGAACATCTCGGTAAGTGCTATTTCTTCGTCCATATCTTCATCAAAGACCGACATGCCTTTGATGAAATCACGGTTACGTTGCTTTTGGTTCTTCCATTCGTGCAAACAGTCACGGGAACAATACGGGCTTGCTGACTTTTGTACTTGGCCTACTGCGATTGCTAGATGCTCGCGCATTATCGAACGCTTGGCTTTTAGTTTACTTTCCCAGGCACGATTGCAGGTTAAGCGTAAAATGCCACACTCTGCTTCTGCAGCTGTTAAGTCAGATTCGGGTTTATCATAGGGTGGTGTATAACCAAACTTACGGCTAATTTCACGTAGACCACAAAAGACCTGGATAATAGACTGCTCGTAGTCTTGGGTTTCATCCTGCTCTGCGGCTTGTTCATCGAGTTGTACGGCAAAGAAATCAGCGTACTGCTGGGCTAATACTTTGAGTTCGCTTTTATCCATTTCTGCGAGCAGTTTTTCGCGGAACAAGTCGCCACTGCGGATATAAGAATCACGGTATTTAGCTTGCTGGTTATATTGCGCTAATACCTTTTTTAAACGTGGGTTAATCTTAGCGCCCACGGTTTTTCTTAAATACTTGTTGGCGTATTGACGGCCATTACGTTTAAAGGCCTTGATATAACGCTCGGCAAAGTAGCGGCCCAGGTAATGCGGCATGTCACCAAAGAACTGCTTGCGCCATTGATGGTCTTCGAGATCGGGGTTAACCTGAAACATTGCATTTTCGATTAGCGACATTTCAGGTTGTGGGAATTCTTTGCCTAGCGCGGGCATTCTGACTGGCTTACTGCTGCAGTCCTCCGCGCTTTCAATCATTTCAATAATGGTGTTACGGCCAGATAATGACTTTGCTTTGTCTGCAGCTGACATCAAAACGGGATCTCATCTGCATAGTCATATACGTCATTTTTTTCAACACTAGGTAAGCAACTAATGTCCGCATTCCAGACTTTCTCAATAGCATCATTACTACTAATTAGGCTCCGATGAATATCAGATGCGCTACGAATTACCCGTGGAAAAAATATACCGCAGACACAACTCAACATATCACTAAAATAGTTATCACTAGTTAAATTATCAATGCTATAACACAACGATGTAGCGTCTTCACATCCAGCTCGTCCCAGACGATGAGCGCGATAAAACGTCTTCCAAATTTGATTTGGTGTTACAGTTATATTGATATTGCCTAAGGTCTTTTTATATTCAGTAATCCACTCAGCTTTATTATCAGCGGCTTGCTTTAATGCCAAGCGGCGTAGCTCTGAACGTGTTAGTGGTTTTGCGTCAGACTCTGATTTAGTTAAACCAATGGCTTCTTCAACCATTTCCATTGCATCACCTAAATCAACTACATGCTCATTAATGCAGGTATGTGCTGCTTTAATCATATGTTTAACCATGTGGTCATTCGCATCTAATCGTGGGCTCTGGTCAGACCTAGCAGCGTGATAAGCCATATTCCAGAAATCTCGATATGCTTTTGAGCGTGCGACCCTATGCGCTTCACAATTTTGCTCTATTGCAAATCCCACCGTTATCGTTCTAACGCTATCTTCTTCACAAATACCATTACAAATAAAATTAAATTCATCATCCAAGGTATGTGTTATATAAATACTACTTGCACCAAGACGTTTAAATTCGTTTCTCAACCCTAATAAATCATTAAACTCTGACTGCCAAATATGGATAAGGGCCGTTCCTTTGCCATTCTCTTCTTCAAATACACAAAGCTCACCAATACAGCCTTTAGACAAATGAACATTAGGAATACCGTTGTTTAGATACTGCTTAACATTTAGGTAAAACTCATCAAGGTTAAATTCTTGCTTTACTTGCATCTTAGTCTTCCTTATTCGTATCAATTTTTATAACCTTGGTATTGCCGTAAAACTCCACATCTTCAAATCTGAAAAGGTAACGGCCATTCTTGCCATCAAAACTAAAACAGCTAATGAAGTCTTTTAAAAGAGAAGTAAAATCACCTTTTGAAATATCTGCAGTTTGGTCAACAGCCAGTTTTCGCACTGCTTCATGCAAATATTTGGTGAGCTCTTCGCATGGGTAACCGTCAATAATTGAACCGGCGAATAGGTCAAACATATCAATCATTTCTTGCTCGTTAATTTCATGCCTAATAATCATGGTTAAATATCCTTTATTTTACTTCGGCATACTCATGCGCGTTTAATACGACATAACCGCCGAGGCCCTTTGATCGGCCAATAACACCACGAAACAACTGGCGACAATCTAGCTGCTGGTATGCGTTATTGATGGCATCTTGTTTGGTTTCGCATTCGCCTATTTCGACAGTGCGAAGTTCGTGGGTTTTAGGGTGTTCACGCATACCGCCATTTGGGCACAGCTCTATTGCTAGATACATCATGCGACCATCCAGATAGTTGTATTGTGAATATCGAGTGTTTTTTCCCACCACACTTCAATACAGGCGACTAACTTGGTTAAGCCAAAGCCTTGCGCCATAAAGTACACAGAACGAATAGCGCCTAAGGCAAGTTGCTCTTGGCTAGAGCCTGAATCTGAACAAGCTACGACACTTTGCCAAAAGGCAAATACAGTAATCAATACTTCTTCTTGCTTGAGCGTTGCGTAAAGGTTGAAATGAAAACAAGGCATTGCAAGTGCATCGCTACGACCAGCATCAACGCATTCAAACAAATCGATGATCCAATCGGCTTTGTCTTCGTCGATACCAAGCGAGTGCAGCGCTGAACGCACATCTTCAACGGGGGCTAAAATACGTTTCATGCCGCCACCTCATTTTTTATCAAGTTGCTTAGTTCGTTATACGTAGAAGTGACTTGTTTAAATGCGGCTAAGCCATCGAGGTAAATGGTTTTATCCATTAGCTTGTGCGCTGACCAGGTATTCGGGGTTTGCGCACCGCTAAAGTAGGCTTTATCAATTGCGATTACTTCGAGTGCATCGGCATGGCCAATATAGCGAACAGACACGCTCAATTTTTCAGGTTTGGCGATGGCAATAAACATGAGTTCGTTGATCACATCGTTCATTGTTGGATTTGCTTTAATCATGGTATTCCCTTACTTGTTGAATTCAGTTAATGAGTAACCAGCCATGTCATTGATTGCCGGTGCTAGACGTTTTATGGCGCAGTGGATCGCGGCTCTTTGAATTTGATTAAATTTTTGAAACGTAAATTTCATGTCTCGCTCTTCCATCCCTGCAGCAAAACAGATAACGCGTTTTATCTCGTCACCTTGCTTGTTGTAGATAGCAGCGACACGGTTATGGTTAAACATGTCGCGGACTTGAGCGATGGCTTGAGCCGCCGTGTCTTGGTGCTGTGTTTGTACGAGTTGTGCTTGTCCCATAACAATTCCCTCTTACATACCTGGTAATGGCATTCCATTGATAACTGCATCTGCACACATGGACACGAACGGCCCCGCACCACAGCGGTTTTCAACGTCTGACATAAGAAAAACCAATTCACGGACAGCGGATTGTGCTTTTTTGATAATTGCGTCTTTCTTATGACGCGTTAATCGACGTTCAGATTCTGCTTCTAATATGTGGCGACTGATCTCGCCTGTATCAGCGGCAACACTCATTGAACAAATTGTTAATGGTTTTGAATCGGCTTGCTTTGGTAGGCGAACGGCGGTTAACCCTATTTGGGCGATCGCACTGTTGATAATGTCGTGATTGTCCGTTGCCAGAGTTATTTTGATTAATTCTGTAACCGTTAATTGGTGTGGTTGATTTGGATTTAATTTATTGCGTAGCATCGCGCCGCGCATATCACACTCTTTGGCAAGTTCAGCTATATTTTCAGTAGCTGCAAACCGAACACAGGCCGTGTTAATGGTGTGGTGTACATTCTCAGTTGATTTGTACATTGAACAAATTTCCTTATTTGCGATGATGTAGCTATGCAGTAATGAAGTGCACAGCAGTACAAATTATAAGAACAAAATAAATGATAGGAGGCGCAAACAGTGCAAGCTCATATCTGTACTTTGAAATGAAATTGATATACGGCATATTTAAAAAACCTGCTCATCAGCTCGTTTATAAAGAGCCACCATATTGATTAGTACAAGGCCTTTGGCGGAAGATTTCGGTTCGATAGGTATTTTCCCCGCGCCGATACGCTTACTGATAGTGTCTATTGATAAGCCTGTTAATTCTGCATATCTTTTTTTACTGACGTACGGTGCATCCACGTGAAAGATAAGATTCGCCATGTTATACCTCGTCTTCGTAACGTGAAGGCCAGATTACTTTCGGATCAACGCCGATGGCATCGCCTATAATTCTTTGTGCTTTTGGGTATCGAAGCTTAAACACATTACGAAGCGTGCCCTCTGCTAAACCTGAGTTTCTAGATAGCTGTGACATGTTTAATCCTGCTTTTTCTAGTGCAGCTTTGATATCAGCCTGATGCCAATTCTGATTTTTGTCGCTCATTTTGTTATCCTTTCCAGTTAACGGTTCCGCTAATCGAACCCAATTATATAATCGGATTACAGTATTGATCATATAATTGAGCATGTAAAGGCGTAGTGGTTATTTTTTTAATCGTTTCGCGGATTTAATTATTCTTAGTTGAGCTTTGTATATGAGGAATTATGGTGATGAATTACAATAATACGGGGATCCCAATGTCTGCAAAAGGCATTGATACCAATGCGTTGATGGATGTTTCTCGTTTTAGTTCAAGATTGAAATTAGTTATTGGAGATGAATCAATTAGATCATTTGCAAAAAGATGCACTCTTTCCGCAGGTACTGTGATGAATTATTTGAGCGGTGATAGTTATCCAACTTTAGACCGACTCGTTCTAATATCTACTTCTGCGAATATAAATCTTACTTGGTTAGTTACAGGTATAGAGCCTCCACCAGTTAAAACAGAGGGCAATAGTGGTTTATCAAAAATAAATAATGGACTGGTTAATGTTCCCCAATATGATTTAAGAGCAAGTGCGGGTAATGGCAGTTTGGTTGTTTCTGAAGAGCCTGTTGCGCAATTTTCATTTTCCGAAAACTGGTTAATGAAGCAAGGTTTAGAAGGAGAGGAACTCTCTGTTGTGCCTGTTTCTGGTGACTCAATGGAACCGACGCTAGTTGATGAAGACCTTATGCTTGTCAAAATGATTGATGATCCTAAAAATGCGCGTGACGGGGTTTGTGTCATTCGGGTTGATGACGAAATTCTAGTAAAACGAATACAATATGATTTTATGAAAGAAGGCTATCATGTAACAAGTGACAACTCAGCATACAGCCCATTTTTCGTAGGTAAAGAATATCATGATCGATTCAAAGTAATAGGCAGGATGGTAAGAGTACTCCAACGATCAAAAATGAAAGGCTAGTCATCTACATAGAACCTGGGGGAAGGGGATTATTATTACGAATATTACGTGCAGCGTGATTTAAGTTAAAATTATTTGAGGACTTCAATAAAACCTTGCTTTATTGTTCCGTGAAAAGAACTGTTTTTTTATACAGTGTTTATTAGGGGATATATAGACTTGCATGTAGAATACCTATTACTGGATGCTTATACAGCACCTATAGTTAATTCCGAATATAAAGTATTTCGGGATATTCTTATTCGAAAGTGTAAGTAGATAATTAGGTATAAACGTAATGAAGTTTTCAACAATTAAAAAAGATAATAATAGGGGTTTATCAAAAATAAATGGTGGCCTAGTCACTATCCCTCAATATAATTTTAGAGCAAGCGCGGGCAATGGCTGTTTAGTTGTGTCTGAAGAACCTGTTGCTACTTTTTCATTTTCCCAAGATTGGTTATATAAACAAGGTTTAAGAGGGGCAAAGCTCAATGTTGTGCCAGTTTCAGGAGATTCAATGGAATCGACATTGATTGATGGTGACCTTATGCTTGTTGAACTGATTGATGATCCTAAAGATGCCCGTGACGGGATTTGTGTCATTCGTATTGATGATGAAATTCTAGTGAAACGCATACAATATGATTTTATTGAGCAGGGATATCATATAAGAAGTGACAACTCAGCATATAGTACGTTTTTCATTGGTAAAGAGTATCGTGGCCGATTCAGGGTGATAGGAAGGATGGTAAGAGTACTGCAAAGAGCCAAAATAGTAGTTTAATTCCCCACATTGTAATCGGAGCTGAAACCAATGGCAGTTAGAAATCTTAAAGACGGTAATAAAAAGCCTTGGCTATGTGAATGTTACCCAACGGGTCGCAGTGGCCGAAGAATCAGAAAGCGATTCGCAACAAAAGGGGAAGCACTGGCATTTGAAAATCACACAATGAATGAGGCTGATAAAAAGCCTTGGCTAGGAAATAAAGTTGATAATCGAACATTGTTTGAACTCATTACTACATGGTATTTGTTGCATGGTAAAAATTTAAAGTCAGGTAAGCAGGCTCGCAGACGTTTGGAAATAATTTGTGAAAATTTAAACAATCCCAAAGCATCAAGATTAACTAGTAATGATATCGCATATTATAGAGCGGGCAGACTATCCAAAAAAGGAACGGCCGAAGAAATAGCAAAAAGCACACAAAATTATGATATTCGGATTTTACGTTCAATGTTTAATGAACTGACTCGCTTGAATGAATGGAAGCATGCTAATCCAGTTGAAAGTATCAAACCTTTAAAAATCGCAGAGCGTGAATTAAATTTTTTAAATAAACAGCAAATTGCTGATTTATTAGAATCGGTAGCACTAAAGCCGAATGGTGTAGACATTAAAAACGTTATTCTCATTTGCTTAATGACTGGTGCGAGAATACGTGAGGCAATAAACTTAAAAGGATCGCAGCTCTCAACGTATAAAATTACATTTACTGAAACAAAAGGGCAGAAAAATAGAACTGTGCCTATTTCACAATCTTTTTACAATAAAATATATACAGGTGAAAATGGTAAATTATTTAGCTGTAGTTACGAAATGATACACAACCGAATAAAAACAAGTATAACTGACTTACCAAAAGGTCAGGCAACGCATGTATTACGGCACACGTTCTCTACTCATTTTATGATGAACGGGGGAAATATATTGGTACTGCAACAAATACTTGGACACAGTGATATTAAACAAACGATGACTTACGCACACTTTTCACCGTCACATTTAAATGACGCAGTATTATTTAACCCGATGAATAATATGCCATAA